TATAAATATATGCAAATAGTACAATCCGCTAAAGACTTAGGTCTGAGCGACACAGACATATTTTTAATGGGCAAATAAATGAATGACAATACCCTAAAAGGCATATTAGAAGCAGAGATTTTTGATTCTATAGGCTATGTAGAAAGCGAAACGACTGAGGCTAGACAGAAAGCATTAACCTATTACAACAGAGAATTTTATGGTAATGAGGTAGAAGGTCGATCTTCTATCGTTACTGGTGAAGTGGCTGAAGTAATTGATGGTGCATTGCCACAACTATTAAGAATATTTACATCTAGTGACGAACTGTGCCGATTTGAACCAAAAGGCCCAGGGGATGAAGAAGGTGCAAAGCAAGCTACTGAATACTGCAATTTAGTATTCTTTCAGGATAACGATGGTGTTATTTTGATGCACAACTGGTTTAAAGATGCGCTATTGCAAAAGAATGGTATTGTTAAATACTACTGGTTAGATAGCGAAGATCCAACCAAGGAGAAGTATAAGAACCTATCCGCAGACGAATTACAGCTCTTATTCCAAGATGGCACAATGGAGTTAGTTAGTCAGAACATCAATGAGATAAGCCCAGCAAGTATTGATCCGATGGGCATGATGATCGAGCCTATTTACTCTTACGATGTTGTAGTTATGAAAAAGAAGGAATCTGGCAGAGTTAAGATTGATAATGTTCCACCAGAGGAGTTCTTAATATCTAAGCGTGATAAGAACATCAAGGATGCAAGATTTGTAGCGCATCGAGTAAACATAACAAGATCAGACTTAATTGCTGCTGGTTACTCTAAGGATGTAGTAGATGACTTACCGGCATACTCTGATTTAACCTTTACACCTGAGCGCATTGCAAGATATGACAGAGGCGAGATGCCTGATGAGGCGCAGTCCTTAGACTTTAGTATGCAAGAGATTGAGGTTTATGAGTGCTACATTCGTACAGATTATGACGATGATGGCATTGCAGAACTAAGAAAGATTACTTATGCCGGTAATCAGATACTAGATAACGAAGAAGTAGATCATATTCCATTTGCATCATGTTGCCCTATTCCTATGCCACATAAGTTCTTTGGACAATCTTTGGCTGATAGAAGTATGGATATTCAGTTAATCAAGTCTACGATTACTAGGCAGATTTTAGATAATATGTATCTAACGAATATGCCAAGGATGACTGCGATTGATGGTCAAGTGAACATGGATGACTTGCTAACAGTCGCACCGAATGGTGTAGTTAGGATGAAAACACCAGGAGCTGTGCAAGCATTAACAGTACCACCAACAGCATCGAGTTCGTTCCCAATGTTGGAATACTTAGACTCTGTATTACAAAAGCGGTCAGGTATAGCAAATGCTGGACAGGTATTAGATCCAAGTATTCTAGCAAACACTACGGCTACAGCTATTGTTGCGATGCAACAGTCAGGCGCAGGTCGTATTGAAATGATTGCTAGAATCTTTGCCGATACTGGAGTTAAAGACTTATTCCAAGGAATATTCCAACTATTGTGTAAGTACCAAGACAAGGAAAGAATAATCCGTTTGCGTGGTAAATACATCGCCATTGATCCTAGAGAGTGGTCAAATGCTTATGATATGACTGTGAATGTAGGACTAGGAACTGGTAACAAAGATCAGCAGATGGCGATGGCTGCAATGGTTCTACAGAAGCAAGAGCAGATATTACAGACACAAGGTCCAGCTAATCCATTAGTTTCAATGGGACAATATCGAGAGACTTTAGGAAGGTTTATTGAGGCAGCAGGGTATAAAGACTCTACCGAGTTCTTTAAAGAGATTACTCCAGAAATGGATCAGATGTTATCTAACCCACAACCTCAACAATTACAGCAAGATCCTGCATTAGTTGCTTATACGCAACAGGTTCAAGCACAGATAGCTGGTGATCAAGCCAAGACTCAAGCGAAGATTGCACAAGATCAAGCGAAGGCTCAAGCAGATATACAATTAGCTAGAGAGAAAGCAATTGCTGAAATACAATTAGAGCGTGAGAAGGCTCAAGCACAATTACAACTGCAAACTGCTAAGTTTCAAGCAGAAACACAGTTAAAGGCTGCTGAAATGGGTATGCAATGAACAAGGCAGAACGAGCAAACAATCTATTGAGGGATGAGTTCTTTGTAGAGATTTTGACAGCACAGAAGGATTTTTATAAGTCGGTAATATTCGGTTCTGCTGATGATGATGTTGAAGGTCGAGAGAGAGCATTAGTTAAACTGAGGGCAATTGAAGAATTTGAAGCCTCTTTACAATCACTCGTGCAACAAGTACAAATTGAAAAGAAGCGATTTAAAGTTTTTTAACAATGAAAAAAGGGTAATAAAATGAGCGAAAACACCAACCCAAATGGGAGTGTAGATGGATCGATAAGCGGTGCAGCTAACGCATTTATGTCTATGATTGAGCCACAATCTGAGGAAGCGCAAGCTCACCCAGAAGATCGTGAAGAAGCCCAAGAGTATGATGCAAGTGCGGATGATGCTGGATACGAAGAAGAAGCAGTAGAGGAATCTCCCAAATACCGAGTGAAAGCTAACGGTGAGGAGTTGGAGGTAAGCCTTGATGAGCTACTGAACGGATACAGTCGAACTGCCGATTATCAGAAAAAGACGCAATCTTTAGCGGAACAGCGCAAAGCCGTAGAGGCCGAGCGCAGTAAGATTGCAGAAACAGCCAAGGTTCGTGATACCTATGCACAACGACTCCAAGTTATTGAGCAGATGCTACAACAACAGTCGGGTACTGAGGATTTAACACAACTCAGAGAAAATGATCCGATTGGTTATGCATTAGCCGTAGCAGATCGTAGTGAGAAGGAAAAACAACTTCAAGCTATCAGGGCTGAAAGACAGAGAGTACAGCAAGAACAGGCACAACAACAGAGCCAAGTATTGCAATCTCATGTCCAACAGGAACAACAAAAGCTAGTTGATCTGATTCCTGAATTCAAGGATGAGGCAAAGGCTGAAGTAATCCGTAGAGACATTCGTGTATATGCGAAGTCGATTGGATTCTCAGACCAAGAACTTAGCCAAGTTTATGATAGCCGAGCTGTAACAGCTCTATACAAGTCGATGATGTATGACAAATTAGTGGCTGGTAAATCAGGTACACTAAAGAAAGTTCAGTCAGCACCAAAGACATTAAGACCAGGAACTTCTAACCCTAAGAATTCCGACCAAGAAGCACAAAAAAAGGACTTTGAGCGTTTGCGACAATCTGGAAACAAGAAAGACGCTGCAAAGTTATTCGAACGATTTTTATAATAAGGAATTAAAATGCCAACATTTGACAGATATAGCGCAATAGGCGCTAGAGAAGATTTAAGCGATGTAATTTACAGTATTTCACCAACTGATACTCCAATCATGAATTCGATTGGTAAGAGTAAGGCTACTGGCACTTTTCACGAGTGGCAGACAGATACTCTAGCTGCTGCAACAACTGCAAACGCATTAATTGAGGGCGCAGATGCTACTTCAGCAACCATTTCTCCAACAACTCGTATTGGTAACTTTACGCAAATTGTTGGTAAGACAATTCAGGTATCAGGTACTCTCGAAGCAGTAGACAAGGCAGGCAGAAAATCCGAGAAAGCCTATCAATTAGCGAAGGCGAGTTCGGAAATTAAGCGGGACATAGAGGCTATCATTACTGCCAATCAAGGTCAGTCAAACGGTACAAGTGCTACAACTGCTCGTACAATGGGTGCGCTATTAAGTTACATCAAGACCAACACAAACAAGAATGGTACTGCCACAACTGGTGTTGATCCTGTAACAATTGGTGTATCTACTCGTACAGATGGTACAACTCGTGCATTTACAGAAACAATGTTAAAAGATGTTATCTCTAAGGTATTCGTTAGCGGTGGCACTCCAGCAGCTTTGTTTGTAAGTCCTGCACAGAAGCAAGTTGTATCAGGCTTTACAGGTCTAGCTGCACAGCGTTATCAAGTACCAACAAACGGACAGGCAACTATCCTAGCTGGTGCTGATTTGTATCAGTCTGACTTTGGTGTACTACAGATTGTTCCAAATCGTTTCATGCGTACTCGTGATGCACTCATACTCGATCCAGAGTATGCAGCATTGGCTTATTTGCGCCCATTCCAAACGAATGAACTCGCAAAAGCAGGTGACTCTGACAAGACACAAATCTTGGCTGAATTAACCCTAGAGGTTCGCAATGAAGCAGCTCATGGTGGTGTATTCGACTTGAGTTAATTAAGACTTAGGGGTAGGGAAACCTACTCCTATTTTTGGAGAGCAAATGTTAGGTAAACGAGGTAATTTAGGAAGTATGAATGGCATAACCAGAACAGCTCATGCTGATGGTGAAGGTGGCATTATTATTCATGCAGAAACAGAGATGGGTGATTTTGCAGAACATACTAAGCGACAGTTTAATGATAATAGCGGTAAGACAAATTGGGGTGATAAGCCTCTTGATCGAAGAAATAAGATAGCAGAATTGCCTCCCCTAATAATTGAAGATTTGAATAAATTAGGTATTATGAGAGGTTATTACATTACAGATCCAAAGGCTTTGAGTAAGTGGTTAAATGCTCCTGAGAATCGTGTATTTAGAACTCGTG